TCAGGCACGGTTACCCCTTCCGGCATTGCGCAGCAGCAGCAGCCCTGTGGCAGCCGTAGAGGAACCGACCAGGGCGAGCAGCAGGCCGGCGTCCACCGGGTTGCCGTACTGACCCACGTTGGTCACGATGACCGAGGCCGCCAGGGAGGCCAGGCCGGTGGCCAGCAGGCCGGCACCGACCCGCGCGCCCCTGGTCGGCCGAACGGGTAGGCCACGCAGCATGGCGGCCAGCCACGGGGCGCACAGGCCGATCACGACTGCGGCTAAGCAGAACACGACGACACGTAGCACGTCGCCTACTAGGTCCATCACGGGGCATCCTCCTTGCGCTCGGCGGTCTTGCTGGACAGTGCCTTGGCGCCGACGGTGCTGGCGATCAAACTCATCCCGCCGCCGATCGCGACCTCACGCCCCGGCACACTGCTACCGAAGATCACGAGCCCGACGCCCACGACGTAAGCGAGCTTCTCCAGGACGTCACGGGTGAGGCGTCCCACCGGGTACCTCCTCGTGGCGCCGGGCGAGCTCGGCCGAGTCGTCGGCGGCGATCAAGACGTGCCAGGTGTGCCAGGGTCGTCGGGGCGGGTGGCCCGTAACTCGAGGAGTTCCTGCTCCAACTCGGCGATCCGAGTTGTTGCCCGATCCAACGCCTGCCCAGCCAGGTTGTGCAGGTAGAGCAGGCCGTCGATGTTCATGCGGTGATCCCAATGTTGGTCAGGGTGACGCGGATTGCGTCGACAGCCGTCTTCATCGACTGCGCCTCGGCCTGCACATAGGTCGCAGACGGCGCGGTCGGTGCCGCGATGGCAGCGGCCTTAGCGACCGCGCTGTTGCCGTTGAGGCCGACGCCCGCACTGGTCACCTGCAACTTGAGCCCGATAGCGTGGTCGAAGATGTTGAGGGCGCTCGTCGCCTTGCCGAGCACGAGAGTGGCGTTGCCACCGTTGACCAGGTCCGTCATCTCCAGGTAGGGGGATGCGCCCGCGTCAGGCCGAACCAAGAGGGTCCCAGTCGTCGACGACAGGACCCCTGCGACCTCAAGGCGGCCGGTGAAGCGGGAGGGGGCAGTACCTTCGGTGAGGAGGCAGAACTTGGCCTCCCCAACGGTCGGCGACTCGATGAACACGGTGACTGCGAGGTCGGCGCTTCCCGCGACCGCCCCGTCCTTGCGCTTCGGACCGAGGAAGCGGTGGGACACCATAGTGCCGACCTGCGCGCCCGCAGCTGCACCGAAGAAGGCTGCCTCCGACGTCGCCCCGAAGACGTTGGGAAGGGTGGTGCCCGCTCCTGCGATGACAGCGACTTCGCTCAGACTGCCGACAAGGGAGGTGACACCGCTCATGGCGTCGGCAACGACGAAGTTGTTTCGGCCAAACACCTGACCGGGGCTGGGGCCGCCCATTGTGCCGAAGTTCCCGCGGAAGGTGACGTTGTTTTGGATGCCGACGACATCGGCACCTGTTGTCCCGACCGCCGGGCCATCCACCACGGCCGCCGTGATCACAGGGTTGCGGGCTGTGGCAGTCCCGGCGTGAGCGAACGTGCCCGACGTAGACGGATTGACCCTTGCCGGGTACGCGGCATTGGCGGTCGCCGCGCTGATCAGACCGAGGGCAACGGTGCGCGAGTCGATCGCCGCGTTCGTCGGCGCCACCGCCGTTGCCGCCGACGACGCCGCCGACGCCGCCGAGGCAGCAGCCGATGTCTGCGCTGCCGTTGCCGCGGTCTTGCTCGCCGTCACGTCGGCCAGCAGCGCGCCGATCTCGCTCGACGCGAGAGTCAGGCTGACCGAGCCGAGAGTCACGACGACCGGGCTGATCTGCGGGGCGAGGAAGGCCGGGAGCACCCCGAGCGCGCTGGTCGTGAGCGTCGTCGGCGCTCCGGTCAGGTCGCGGACGTCGGCCGCCGTGCCGCCCGGCCCGGTCAGGACCGTCGTTGCGGTTACATTCGCCACCAACTGCCCGGCGCTGTTCACTACCGGGACCGCCGGGAAGGCATACAGGGTCGTGCCGTTGATCACTGTGGGCACGGGAGGGCCCCTCTCATCTGGGCGGGCGGGAAAGTCACAGCAGCACCGGGCCGAGCCACGTCGCGGCGACGAGCGAGCCGGTCAGCGCGACAGGTCCGGCACTCGCCGACAGGTACTGGCACGAGACGGCGAGCGACCCGCCCGGATGCACATACCGCTCGACGAAGGGAACCGTCATCGACTCAGTGCCGATGAAGTCACGGCGGGCATCGGCGCTCAGGTTCGCCGTCCCCGCCATCACCCGCAGGTAGCCGACCGAGCTCGCCGAGGCGCGGACGCACGCCGCGGCGTTGATCGCGTACTCACCGGCCGGCGCTTCGACGGTCAGCTCTGCCAGGACCCCCCAGGTGCCGCTGGCGAACAGGGCTTCGGCCGTCCGGTTCGCCGAGAACCGCCGTTGCAACGGCTGCTCGGTGAGCCAGACCTCAGTCCCCGCCGTGCTCAGGACCAGCCGGTCACGCTGCGCCCCACGGCACACGACCGTCCCGAGCGACGCCCCGGTCGGCAGCAGAGCGTCCGCCGCCATCGTCGTGACCTTGCGCGTGAAGTGCCGCAGGTCGATCACCGCCGTCGGCGTCGACTGGCCGGCGGTCAGCTGCACCAGCGCGATCGGCTGATCGTCCTGCACGCCCGGGCCGATCAGTCGACCAGCCGGGATCTGCTTGGTCGCCGTGCCTGTCACAGCCACGAACGTCGTGGTGCCGCCGACCGGCTGCCAGTTACGCCGGGCCACGATCAGGTCCCAGCGGATGCCCGACGTGATCGCCGCGTGCTGCACGTCAACGTTCGAGTCAGAGACGTCCCGGACCCCGTGGCCGTAGCCGATTCCCGGCGCGACCCGCGACGTCCGGTCCAGGCCGACCACCGCCGTGACCTTCCACGCCGCCCCGTCCGCGAGGCCGTACGGCGCCCCGAGGAAGGTGGACAGGCCACCCCACTTGACCTCGTCGACGACCTGCCCGTCGTAGCCGATGCTCGTGATCGTCACGGCCTACCTCCAGATGTCAGGGCGCCCACGGTGTTCGCGCCAGCCGTGATGAGGTTCCGAGAGCCGTAGATGACCTCCACACATCCGCCGGTCCACGGCGCTTCTTGCACGTCCCCTATCCAGCGCATCCACGACCAGTGGCGCGCGACCGTTGGCTTTATGTCGTCGGCTTTCTCACCCGTCATGCGATCCCTCATCGTCCTGCTCGAAGATCACGGACACCGCGGGCGAGCGCGGTGAGAGAACGGGCCAGGGCGGTGTCCGGGTCGTCGGTCCGCTCCCCGATGACCGGAGTCACCTCGAGCCCGTCGCCGGTCGTCCAGGACAGCGTCGCCTCGCGGAGCACGTCCTCTACGACGACGCCCGGGCCGACCTCGACCCGGACCCGGTCGCCGACGAGCACGCCGCCACCAGCGACGGTCCGGCCGTACCGGAACGTCTTCGTCTCGGACAGGGTCACGGCCAGCCCCGACTTCGGGGCGCCTTCGGTCAGCGCCTCCGCAAGCCGGTTCGCGTTGACGGTCGCGTCGCTTGAGTCCCGGCCGTCACGGAAGACCTCGATCACGTCCTCCCACTCGGCCTCACGGGCCATGTCCGCGCTCGAAATGAAGTCCCGGGCCTCTGCCTCGCCCTGCGCCCCGAGTACCACCCGCGTGGCGGTCGGGCCGGCCTGGGACCACGACCAGTCCTGCACCACGCCGGACGCTTCGGTCAAGGTCCGCGGGTAGACCCTCGGCACGTAGCAGTCGACGAGGAACCCGGCGCCGGACTGCTTCACCGTCACGCCAAGCCCGGCGCCGTCGAGCGCGGGCAGGAGCCGGTCGATCAGCGGGTGCATCCGGTGCGACGTGCTGATCGTGCCGCCTCGCGCCTGGTCCGTCGCGACCGTCACCGGCAGACCCAGGCGGGTCACGGCGTTCGCTGTGACCAGACCCTTGACGACCGTCTCAGCAGGGCCGGTACGGACGTCGTAGGCCACCGTCTGCGCCGTCAACGCAGCACCCGGCACCGGCCAGCCGAGGACGCGCGTCAGGAGCCGCCAGTCGTCCTCGACGTCGACCTCGACGGTGCCCGAAAGGCCGGGGCCCTTGCCGCGCAGACGCCGGACCGGACCGGAGAGCAGGTGCTGGCCGTCGTAGGTGATGACGACCCGGGCGCCCGGTGCCACGAGGTCGGTCAGCCGGCGGTGATCGGAGGCGAGGGTCAGCGTCGCCGTGCCCAGCGCGTTGTGCCGGACGGTCACCCGCAGTGCCTGCGGATTCCCGACCCAGCCGCGCCGAGCGAACGCCTTGTCGTAGACGGTGATCTCAAACGCCGACGCAGACGGCGCCGACCAGGAAGGTAGAGCCGAGCTCGATCCGCCCCACGCGGAGTCCGGGTTCCACGTGACATCAGGAGCCCAGAGCGTATCGGCGCTCACCGTCAGGCCGGGACGCCGAGGATGCCACCAACACCCACGGCGCAGTCATCGATGTACATGCCACGAGGTGAGCCGAGCTGCGCTGAGCTTGTCGCCGCGATCCCGTAGCGGACCATCGACCAGGGGCTGGTGAAGTCGGCCAACAGGTTCGCCTCGGTTGTGTCCAGGACCAGGGCACCGTTCACCCATGCCCGGTTGACCGCCTGGCCGGTTGTCCGATGCAGTTTGTGGAAGCACTCGATGTGGAACCACTGCTCTTCAACGATCTGGGCATGAGGCACGAGAACGCCCATGCGGATTGGGGTCGCGCCGCCGGTCTGCTCCCGCGCCATGTAGATGCCCTGACCTGCCCCGGTGTCGAGGTGAATACCGAGGTGGTCCGTGCCGGACGGCTGCTTGACGTAGTAGTTGTCCAGCCGCATGAGCGCCGTGTACTTGTTGCTGGCTTTGTAGCCCGCGTCGAGCCGGAAGCCGCTTGAATAGCTGAACTCCGAACCTTCGCTGAGGTTCAGCGGTGCGACGTCCTGCAAACCACGCGCATAGGCGGCGTTGGCTGTCTGTGCTTCGTCGGTGCACCGGGCCGAGTACGCGCCCCGGCGCTTCTGCGCTGTCGACAGGGTGAACGTCCCGCCATTGCTGTTCGTGGAGGAGAATCCGTCCGGGCCAGTGAGCGACGCGCCGTCCATCGTGGCCCGGCGGAACAGCGTCCCGGCCGGTGTTGGCCCGACAGGAGTTGGAGGGGTCGCGCCACCGCCGCTCCCTCCGTAGAGGGTCTGCGACTCCAGGCCCCCGGTGACCTTCCTGTGACCCTTCCTGAGTGCCAAGGTTCCGTCCGCCAACTTCGAGTAGAGGGGCATCAGCCCGCCGCCACAGACACGCGGCTGAGGTTGAAGGTCGCCGCTGCGGTCGCGCCGGTCACCAGGGCGAACAGCCTGAGGCCCCCAACGCCAGAGGCCGTCGTGAAGGTGTAGACCAGCTCGGCTGACTTGGCCCCAGGTAGGACGCTGGCGCTCTGAGCCGACAGACCGCCGGTGATGTAGGTGCTGCCCGCCGTGCCGTCCGCCTGGTCCTGACCGAGCCGGAACGTGCGCGCCACCGAGTCCCCGTTGTAGAACGTTGCTTTGATCGTGTACTGCGTCAGCGCGCTGACCGGGATGCTGAACGCACCCATTTGCACCGACGCCTCACCCGCTGCGACAGCGGCCCACTGAATCGACCCGGCTGCGGTACTGCCGCCGGCGGTCCTCGCCGCGACGGTGCTCCGAGCGACCGACCCGGCGTTCGTCTTTGCGGCCCACCCGGCGACACCGGTCCCGTTTGTCTCGTCCCAGAGCTGGACGTAGATACCCGTCACCGGAGCGGTGCTGCCGCCCACGTCAGGCAGGAACACCCAGTCGCCCGTCGCGGCGTTCGTCGGGGTCGTCGCGGTCCGCCAGACCACCACGGGGATGCCCGGAGGCCGAGCCGCAGCGGGGTCCGTCACCGGGTTGCCCATCGAGCCGAGCGGATACAACGTCGACCCCGGCACCTTGTTATCCAAGGCGGACTGGAGCCCCGTCACGTTTGTGATCGAAACGCCAGTCACCGTCGCGACGATCTTGTTTCCTGTGTCGTCGTAGGCGAAGGAGACACCGGAGTGCGGCCCGGTAGCGAGCAGCAACGCGACCGCGTCCTGCGCAACCTCGACCTGCGCGGCCTCGAGCTGCGCGGCCCAGATCATCGCGTCACGCGGCTTCGTCCACATCGAAGGGGCCGGCTCAGCCACGACGTCTCCTCACAGTCAGGGGGGCCATTCGGGTCACCACGCGCGGTGGTACAGCGGAGTCAGGGACGCCGAGACTGTGCCGGAGCCGACCATCGACAGCGACAGGGCCACCGACTCACCAGGCGGCACCGACGCGAAATCGGCCGCGCCGAGCTCGTGCGTCCGCTCCACCCCAGTCGACATGATCGCGGTCTGCTGCGACGGGTCCGTGTCGATCACCAGCACCTCGCCGGCCGCGAGGGTGAACGGGACCACGACCACCCGGCCGGCGACACCGACCTGCACGCTGGTGCACGGGCCGGTGATCGTCCAGACCGGCCAGCTTGGCTCGTCCCCCGGGTTGCCGATCGCCGCGTTCGCCAGCGTCGAACCCGACGCGATCGTGATGATGCCCGCGCCGCCGAAGAACTGCGGCGGCACCTCGGCCTTCCACGACCGGACGATCGGCGTGCCCTGCCAGAAGGGCTGCTCGGCGACGAGGTCGATGCCGTAACGCTCCCAGCCGAGCCGCGACGGGTCGGTCTTCGACACATGCCCACCGGTGCCGACGTATCGCAGGACCAACTGCCGCTGCTCCCCGTCCGGCTGCGTGACGGTCCAGACGCCGGTTCGACGCGGTTCAAGCGTGCGCCGGAAAGCACGGTGCAGAGCCAGCCACTCGGTGCTGTCAACCGCCGCGTACACCCCTACCGGCCAGAAGACCTCCCGCTCTTCGGCAACCGACCCTCGGTAGCGCGTACCCGCAACCGAAGGGCTGTTGGCGCTGTACCGCTTCCACGGCGGGTCGTCAAGGCCACGCACACCAGCCTTGAGACGAACGGGGCTGGACGGGTCGCCCGAGATCCGCCAGAGCGTGTCGTCCCATCCGGTCCAGGTCTGCATGACCCCCGGCCACGGATCCGGAGGCGGACTCGGTGGGCTGTATGACGCGGCTAGGAGCACCGTCATGAGGTGCCAGCCACGGCCAGGGCGTCCCGCCACTTGGCGACTGTCCGCTCGGCCACTTGCTCGGCGTACTGCTGGGCCAGACCCGCGTCAGCGCTGACCGACACACTCACGCCCGCCCCGACGCCCTGCCGGTCCAGAACCGTGACGAGCCGGTCGAACGCTTCGGTCTGCTCAGGTGACAACACCCGCTCGGGCCGAGACGTGAATTTCGGCATCATCCCGGTCCCGTAGGCCACGCCCCCGCCGTCGAAAGCCCGCTCGAGGTGCCACGGCTCAGAACGGATCGGCGCCTTCAATCCGAACAGGTAGGACGTCGCGGTGCGGGCCCAGTTCGCCGGCCCGTAGTCGATGGCCTGCGCCGGTGACTTCTCGTGGTTCGACGAGCCCGGGCGGGCCGCGAGGTTGCCCGTCCCGGCGCGGTACGCGGCGTACAGCTGCGCCTGGCGCTCCGAGGATCGAAAGCCCGACACGATCCGCAGGGCACCTCCGATCGAGGCGTTCCAGGAGTCGAAGCGGCGTAGGAGCTCGGCATCGACGTTGCCCCGGCCGGCGACCCCACTAGATGCGCTGGCCGCCGCAGCGGACGCGCGAGCCACTGCGGCACTGGCGGAGGTCTGCACGGCCGCGGCCGCAACACCCATCGCACCCCGCACCGCGCTGTCGAGCTCGGCGGCCTGCGACGACCCCCGGACCGTCACGGTCCGGCCGACGGCGCCACCGGCGGCGTAGGCACCGATCTCGCCGCGTAGCACGGCCGCTCGGAGTGCATACATCGCCTGGTGGCCACCGAGCGTGGCGACCTCGGCTGCCGTCCAGACATGCTCGCCATTCGACAGGAGCGCCGGGACGCTGTCCGAAGTCTTTGTGCCGGGCCCATGCACCGCGCCGCCGACGGCGTACTCACCGATGTTGCCGAACTTGTCGACCCCCCAGCCGATGATGCCGTTGGCCTTGGCATTCGCGATGATGTTGATCGTCTTGTCGCTGAGGCCGTTGATGTCGACGCCGAGGCCCTGAACTTCCCTGCGCGCGGCGTCCAGCCCGGGAGTCTGGATCGCCGTAGCGATCTGGGCGGGCGTGGCGAGCAGCTGGTTCGCGTAGCGCTCGGCGGCCTCGCGATTCAGCCCGGACTGCACAGCGACGCCGATCAGCTTGGCGCGATTGGCCTCGAAGGTGTCGGTCGCGAGACGGGTTGCGCCGGCCAGGTCCCCGGCCTGAATCATCGCCGCCACGTCCGACTTGACCTTTTCGTTGAGTGCGCTGGCTGCACCCTCGATCGCGGAGCGGTTCGCACGACCGGCCGCGGTGTTGTTGTCCAGGCTGCTGCCGTTCTGCCTGACGGATTCGGTGACGGCGTCCAGGGACGCCTTCCACCCGTCCTCGGCGCGAGCCGCCGACAGTGCGCCCTCGTTCAGCAGGGTGAACTTGTCGAGTGTGGTTTGCGTCGCGGCGTTGAGGTTGTCCGTTGCCGTCTTGGCCGCGTCCTCAGACTCCTTCAGGTTGTCGACCGAGGCTCCGGCACCGCTGGTGGCCGTCCCAAGGCCCACCATCTTGTCGGCCGCGTCCTTGGCCCATCCCATGCCCGGTACGTTCGACAGCAGGCCGAACAGGTCCCCCATCTTGTCGACGACCCAGCGCACAGCGCCGGCCACCGCGTCGAACGCGCCCTTGACGATGTTGCGGAACGTCTCGGAGTTCTTGTAGGCGTAGATGAGACCGCCGGTCAGTGCGGCGATCGCGACCACGACCAAGCCGATCGGGTTGGCGGTGAGAGCCGCGTTCAGCAGCCACTGGCCGGCCGCCATCGCCTTGGTGGCCACGTTCGCCGCAACCGATGCCACTGTGCCCGCGATCGTTGCGATCGTGCCCCGGGCGGTAGCCACCTGATTGGCGTTCTGCATCGCTGTCTGCTGTGTGATCGCCGTAGCGAGCGCACGGTTCGCGCTGGCCGCGGCGAGGTTGCCGACGACCGTCGCGGCCTGGATCGGGAGGGAGGCCAGGGCGACAACGTTGCCCGCGGCCTGCGCCGTCTTGTACGCGACGAAGGCGGCCAGCAGGAGCGGCATGACCGCGATGATCGTGTCGATGTTGTCCGCCATGAATCCGAACACTCGGCCGGTCACGGTGACGACCGGCTCTAGTCCCCTCACGGACTCACCCGCCGCGACGATCTGCGGCCACAGGTTCTGGGCCGCAGTCGCCCCCTTGTCCAGGGCCGCTGCGAAGTCGATGCTCTCGCCGCGCGAGGCGAATGCTTCGCTGACCGCGGCCTTGACCTGCCCGAGACCCTCGCGGATCCGGAACAGCACGTCGACGGCCTGGCTGTCCTCGGACAGCGGGCCGCCGGTGAAGTCGCCACGGAACAGGACGTCGTAGGCCTGCTTCGCGATCCCGGCCGTCTGCAGCATGCCGTCGCGGAGTCGGAACAGCCGGTCGACTGTCGCACTGTCCTCGGACAGCGGGCCGCCGGTGAAGTCGCCACGGAACAGGACGTCGAATGCCTGCTTGCCGGCGCCGGCCACGAACGCCAGGCCCGCCTCGACCTTGGGCAGAGCCCCCTCGGACATCTGCAGCAGACCACCGACGACCGCGTTGGACGCCGGTAGCAGGGCGGTGGCGAAGGCGTCCTTGAGCTCCAACGCCCGGGCCCGCAGCTGCGCCTGCTTGCGGATGGGATCGTCGGCGCCGGCGGCGTAGGCGGCCTGGGCGTCGGTGCTCTTGGCCAGAATCAGCCCCTGGATCGCGAGGGCCTCGGCCTGCTGCAACGCAGCACCGGTCAGTTTGTCCTGCCCCTTGGCTGCCAGGGCCGCCTTGACCTCAGCCGCCGACAGGCTGATCCCGAGCGACTTCAGGCCGTCGGTCTCACCCAGCATCGCCTTCGCCAGGATGTCGGCGACGTCCGAGGCGGACTTCTGCCCGCCGGACCACTCCGACAGCGCCCCGGACAGCCCGATGACATCGGTGCTCATCTTGGTCGCGGCCTCACGGGTGAAGCCCATCGGGATCAGCAGGTCACCGAAGCCAGCCGCCAGGCCGACCGCCTGGGAACGGGTCAAGCCCATCGCCTCGGCGTTCTGCGCTGCCCACAGCTGCGCCTTGCCGAGCTCGGGCCCGAAGACGGTCGCGGCCTTTTTGCCGAGCGCTTCGATCTGCACGCCCGTGCCGTAGAGCGCGACGGTGCCCGACGCTGCCGCGGTTCCGGCGACGGCCAGTCCAGTTGCGACTGCGAGACCGATGCCCTTGGCCGCCCCACCGAGCTTGGAGCCGAGCCCGCTAAAGCGGCCCTCGGACTCGGTAACGCCCTTGTTGAAGTCGGAGCGGTCGAGCTTGAGGTTCGCGACGAGTGTCCCGACGTCGAGGGCCACCGCTCACCTCCGCTCGTCAGGACTGGTCAGGTGGGGGAGCGACCGCCCGCAACAGGCGTGTGTCGGCCGTCAGGAGCCCTTCGATGCGGGCCTTGAGCCAGCGCCACGAGCGGGACCGCATCAACGTGCGGTCTCCGACGTCGACGCCGTACTCGCTGTGCAGGTCCGCCTCGATCAGCGCCCAGTGACCGAACAGGACCCGCCAGGTCAGACCGCCTTGCGTGCGGCTCGCTTCTTCGGGGAGCTCGTACCAGCGGTGGAGCCCCGAGCCTTCGACGACGTCGCCGTAGCCGACGACCCCTGGGAGGAGGCCTTCGCTACTGCCCGGCGCGCCTGACGGTTCGGGGCCGGTGCTTCCCCCACCGCGGTAGACCTCCGCGCCTCCTCGGCCGCTGCCTCCGGGCCGAGGGTGAAGTAGAGCAGCGCGAAGCGTCCGAGTCGCTGGATGCGGACCCAGGACACGCCATCGGCGAGCAGCTGGTCGTAGACCTTGCCGAGCACGTCGCGAAGGAACTCGCGCTCCTGGTCGTCGTCGAGCTTGAGTCGCTCGGCGTCCTTCGAGTTGAGCTCGGCGCCGACAGCCAGGTCGACGCCGAGGCTGACCATCGCCGTCAGGCGCACGCCGGTAGCTGCGTCCGGGGACTCGATCCGGTAGGACCGGCCATCGGGGTGCTCGCGGCTGCGGATCGGCGGCGTGTCGATCGCGTCGTCGTCGAGGTAGGAGCCGAAGTCGACGTAACCCACGGCTCAGGCTCCCATCGCGGCGAGGCGCCGGGTGTCGGCGGCGATCACCTCGGAGGGGATGACGGCGATGACGGTCGTCTCGGTCGCGAGGCGGTTGCCCACAGGAATGCCCCGGCCCAGGTTGTCGCGGCGGTACCGCACGACCTCAACACGGTCACTCCACACTCGGACCGACGAGACGCCTACGAGCGGGATGCCCAACGCTCCGACAACGGGACGCGTGACGTCGAACAGGACCGACGAGGCGGGGCCGTGCGGCTTGCCGCCCCGAACACCCTCGGCCTGCTCGGACGTGATGAACAGCGGCAGCGACGGAAGCGGACCCTTATGCGACATCAAGCCGGGTGCGCGATGGCTACGAGCGCACCCTGCCCCGAGAGCTTGCAGCTCGCGGTCCGCAGGGCCGTCATGCCGCCGCCCTCTTCGGAGTACGCGACCGACGCGCGGCCCTGGTAGGCCTCGGCGCGCGGGCCACCCTCCTCCATCTCGTAGTACCGGAGTTCGCACGAGTTCGCGACGCCGAACTTGCCGTAGGACTTGAGGCGCAGGAACTCCTGACCCGGGTCGTAGGCGGTGGTCGAGGCAGCCGTCACCTTGCGGGCGAGCGTGACATCAGCCGACCACTTCTCGGCCGTCTTCGTCTCGGACTGGAAGCCGCCAGCGTCGAAGTCGGAGTCGTCCTCCATGTTGCCGTCACGGGACGGCTTGAAGTTGCTGATGCCGCCGACAGGGGTCCAGATGGGGACGGCGGTCGAGCCGGTGTTGACGTCCAACCACCAGGAGCGAACGGTGGTGGACGGGCCGAGGGTGACGCGGGCGGGAGCGGGCATGTCGGAGCTCCTAGCTCAAACGAAGGGACGAGCGGGCGGGGTCAGACCTCGAGGACGGCGACAGTGACGCTCGTGACCGCCGAGTAGTCGACGTTCACAGAGCCGGTCGGCTGCGCCGACGTGCTCGACGGCCGGATGAAGCGCTCGGCAGCGGCGGGGACCGCGATGACACGGTTGCCGACCGTCAGGCCTTCGAGCGTCGTCGTCGTCGGCAGGGTCACGTTCACCGACGCTGCCGAGGCGTTCTTGACGAAGAGGATGCGGCGGGAGTCGAGGACCACGCTGTTGCCGTCGACGTTCGCCGGCTCCGTGGCCAGCGCGATGCCGGCGACGGCCACGCGCTGCGCAGTGATGGCGGTTCGAGCCATGTCAGGCCTCCATCTTCTTGAGCTCGGGCAGGGTCAGCGCCCATGCCTCGTAGGACGGGACGCCCCGCGAGATCGCCCATGCCACCCATGCGTCCTTGAGCGCGTCGCTGGCCGGGCGGCCGTTGTCGGGCTCGGGGTCCGGAACGATCTCGGGCAGGTCGATCGGGACGTCGGCCAGCATCGGCGCAGACGGGGGGCCACCGGACGCAGGTTCAGCGAACGTCGGGTCTGCGGGCGGCAGCTCGACAGGCACGTCCACGAGCATCGGGGCCGACAACGCGCCGGGGATCGTGACCGCCATCGCCTGCGCCTGATCGAGCGCCGGGGCCTTCTGCTTCTGGGGGGTGGGATCGGGCACGGTCGGTCCTCTCAGGTCCGGTGCGACGAAGGCCGCCACACAGTCAGGGCGTAGTTGCTGGTGCGCTCGTGCCGTCCGTTGCCGTCAGTCCCGAGCGGCGTCCCGGACCGGCGCTCGCACATCACTAGGCGCAACCCGCCCGGGAGGGTGACGCCGTGCGCGCCGTGCAGGCGGTCGAACACGTCGTCGTCCACGTCCTGCACGGTGCGCGGATCCCGGGAGCCCCGCGTTCGGACCTGCAGTCCCTGGACACTGTCCGACATGGAGTAGCTGTCCGAGACGACGTAGGGGGTCAGCACGATCACCTCGTCCGGGGACGACGGGACCGAGGTGATGACGATGGGCCGGACGTCGGCGGGCAGGTACGCCCCGGACGGCTTCCACGTCCCCACCCCACCGGAGGCGAGGTAGGCCGCGACACCGGTCAGCAGGTCGTCACTGAAACCCACGGCGCACCTCCGAAGCCATCAGCCGGAGGATCTCGGCGTCGCTGCCGAACAGCGCCGTCTCGAGGAACTTCGCCTGCCCGTCGTCGTGGGCGTAGTTCAGGCGCTCGTGCTGCGGCACCGCGGCCGGGTCGTCGTAGGAAACCGCCGCCTCGCCGCGCAGCCGATCGACCGTCACCTTCGAGGACGCCTGCAACGCGCCAGTGAGGTCAGGGACCATCCCGTTCGACTCCTGCTCGAGGAACTCGGCCGCCGCCTCCAGCCCGTCGGCGATGGCCGGAGGGATGCGAGCCAACGCCGCGCGATCGAAGGCCACTAGGTCAACGTCACTTCGAGGTAGACCAGCCGGCCGCGGTCCAGCACCGGCTTCGCTGTGATGACCCGGGCCTCACGGCCGCGGACGGCCACGAGCGACTCGGGGACGAACAGACCCTCGAGGTCGAGCGCAGGATCGAGGTTGGGGGACAGGCGCAGTGTCGTCTCCGACACCACCTCGTCCCCGTTGCGGGACCGGACCAGGCGCCGGCCGGCATCGAGCTGGCAGAGAGTGGTGACCTGCGGGGCATAGGACGGCCCGTAGGCACCCTCGCCGCCGTAGGTCTGCACCTCGACCACCTCGGTCAGGTGGCGCGGCGGGAAGATCACCAGGCAGGCCAGGGGCTCGCGTCGGGGAAGCTGAACGACGGTCCAGCGCTCACCGAGTAGACCGCTGCGGCGGCGGACAGGATCTCCGAGCGCCGGCGAACCGGCCAACTCGATGTGACGTCGCCGGCCTCCTCGGACTGCCGGCCGGTCGGGTTGTCGTAGACGAGCGAGGCCAGCTCGACGCCCCACGCCCACAGGTCGTCCGGGACTGGGTCGGGCCACTCGCTCAGCCGGGTCGCCGACAGCAGCAACCCGGAAGCGACACGGATGGCCGACAGCGCCTCCTCGTCGGAGATCTGCACCTTGAGGTGGACGCGCAGGTCGGTTGGGCTCAACAGGTACGTCATGCGTCACCCCCTCCCACGTCGGGCCGCGCCCGGCCCCACGACGAGCGCAGGGCCGGGCGCGGTGCAGCTACTTGACGAGCGCCCTGGCCAGCGGCTCTGGCTCGGGCGGGAGAGCGGCCTTGGCCGCCTCGAGCTGCGCGACGGCCAGCGCGTACACCGCCCGCTCACGGGCGCCCGGCTCAACGACTGCGCCGGCGGTGACCAGACGCCGGGCCTCCTCGACGTCAAGCTTGACCTTGTCGCCCCGACGGTGCCGCTTGAAGTTGAACGGCTCGCCGGGGGCGGACAGGACCTGGTCCCACTGCAGCGCGGCCAGCTCGTACGTGCCGGCCTTGATCGCGTCCGTGTCGGGGGTGCTCATGCCGCCTGCACCCCGGTGATCCAGCACGCGGCCAGCGGCTGGTCGATGCCGATGACGCGCTTCTCGGAGGTATCCGAGCGCCAGGTCTCCGTCGGGCCGCCGTTGGGGCCTCCACCCTCGCCGTACAGGCCGGTCGCCTCCAAGGGGCGGGTGTCGCTGCGGAAGCCGACCGTGTTGCGCTCAAGCACCAGCACCCGGTCCTTGGGCCAGCTGCGGCTGGTCAGGGCCAGCATGCCGAGCACGTCGCGCTCCAGCTTGCCGGTGTAGCCGATCGACTGCGGCGTGAGCGAGTCCTTGTAGACCTTGAGGAACTCCTCGTTGTCCAGCAGCACCGGCGCGATGCTGGACGGGAACACGACCGTGTCGGCCAGGAAGCCGAGGTTGTCGTCGTCGGCCGCAGTCGTCGAGGCCTGCGCCGAGCCGACGACCTCCATCGCGTTGGCGATGTCGCGCCGGGGCTTGCTCCCGACGGCGGTCCAGGCCAGTGACGCCGCGATCGTCGGGATCGCCGGGTTGAGAAGCGCCGTCCGCAGCGCCCGGGAACGGGCCAGATGCATGGTGTTCGCGAGCTGCGTGATCTGCAGGTTCACCGCGTCCACGTTGTTCTCGTCGCGCATCTCACGCGACACCCGCACGCCCAGTGCGCGCTTGAGGGCGAAGGCGATACGCGGCAGGCCGAGCTGCCCGGCTGCCACCGGGATCTCGGCGAACTCGGCAACCTCCTCGACGTCGGCGCCGAGGTACAGCGGCGTCGACTCCGAGAACGACACCAGTCCGTTGGTGTTACGCCCGGCGTCGCGCAGCAGCACGTCGATGACGTCGGTGTTCGACATCAGATCCAGGATGCGGGCAGGGATCATGAGCGGATTGCCGATGAGGTCGGCAACCGTGGTGCGGGAACCGTCGCTGACGCTCAGCACGGGGACGGGCATGGAGTTCTCCTTCTCCTGGGCTGGGTTGGTCAGGCGGTCCGCATGAGACCGACTGCACCGGCGGCCACCCCGGCAGGGGCGGTGCAGGTACCGACGATCGTGCGGGCGTCGGGGGTGATGCCGGCCGGGGTGACCTGGCCGTTCGCGGCTGCGATGAGCTTCTGGCCGAAGGTGGCGATGGCGGCGTAGGTGACCGGCACCTCGTCGCCTCCGTAGGCCACTGCGACACGGGTTGGGCTCAGCGCGGCGTTGAGGACCTGCCGCCCGTTCACCAGCGTCGGGGTGGTCGAGATGAGCTCGGGGCTCGTGGCGTCGGTCAGCGCGACGCCGAGCACGACGAGGCTGCCGGCGACGGCGACGCCGATGCGGCTACCGGCGCGCCCCTCGACGAGCTGGCCGCCGGTGATGACGGCGTCGGCGGCCGGGGTGTAGGTCCGAGGACCGGTCTTGGTGACCTGCAGAACGGCGCTCACGTGGTGCTCCAGTTCTTGTAGACGTCGGACTCGCGGACGGCGGCTGCGGTGGTGGCAGGGGTCTCGGGCTCACCGGCGTGACCGACGCTGGCGACCGGCAGCAGGTCGGGCGCGGCCGCGAAGTGCGCGCGGGTTCCCTCGGGGTCCCGGTCGTACTCCGTCTCCCACGCCGCCCGGTTGGTGGGCGCGTACCTGGCGCACATCGAGTCCAGGAACTCGGTGCGCTCCCGCTGCTGCAGCTGGGCCGCTGCCTGGGTGCCGGCCGCAGCGCCCGCCTCCAGGTCGCGTAGGCGGGCCTCCGGGATGGTGACGTGCCCAGTCGGCACGGCGGCGGGGGCCGTCGTCTGCTCGGCCCGCTCGGACAGTGCCTCGTCGAGACAGGCCAGGACGGTGGCCTCGTCGGCGTCGTCGGCGAAGCCGAGGCGCTCCCGCAGGCCGGGGATCAGGGTGTCGGACATCGTGTCCGGCTCCTTCCGGTTGGTGCCGCCTGCGGCGGCGGGCTCGGCGGCGGACGCCGTCGAGGGAACAGGGGGCGCCGGGGCGTGCTGCCGGCCCGCGTGCGCGAACATCCGAAGGTCATGCCGGGCCACCGCCGCAGCAGGGTCGGCGCTCACGGCGCTGTCCGCCAGCAGCCGATCCGCGAGGCCGGCAGCGATCGCCTCGGCCGGCGAATACCACGTCTCAGCGCGCATCACCTCGCGCCAGAACGCGACGTCGCCGCCGGCCTTGCCTGCGTAGCCAGCGGCGTAACTGTCTGACAGGTGGTCGAGCGCCCGGGACTGCTGGGCCAGGACGTCAGCCGTGCCCCACGCGCCGCCGCTCGCCTCATGCACCAGCATCTGGCTGCTCGGCGCCATGACCACCTCGTTGGCGCCCATCGCCACCATCGAGGCAGCGGAGGCGGCGAGGCCGTCGACCACGGCGACCACACGGGCAGGGTGCTGACGCAGCAGATTCGCGATCGCGACGCCCTCGCTGGCCTGGCCTCCAGGCGAGTTGAGGTGGACTTCAAGGGTCGCGGTGTCGGCCGGGATCGCGTCCAGTGCGGCGGCGACCTCGGTCGCGCTCACGCCCCAGAAGCCGCCCCAGGAGTCGAGCACGTCGTAGATGCGGATGACCGGGACCTCGCCGTCGACCAACACCACCTCGGCGCGTGGCGTTGCCTCGCGGACCCGCTCGGCCATCCGGTCCCGGGCCACGAACCGCACCATCTCTGGCCGATCGCTCATACGTCCACGCTCCCTGTTGTCTGTGCCGGCTGCTTCGCCGGCAAGCCGTACTGCTGGCGGACGGCCTCCTCGAGCTCCCGGTCCGGAAGCAACACGCCGGCGTCACGCAGCATCTTCAGCGCCTGCGCCGTCGCGGCTTGGCGGGATCCGATCTCCTCGAACGCCAGTCGGGGAGCGGGCTCACCAGCACCCCAGTTCGCGTCCACCAGGTCCTCGATGACGTGCTGGGAGGTGACCTCGGCGACCTGCTGCGCGATCCCTTGCAGCGACTGGATGAACGTCTCGGCTTGGACGGACGCCAGCGCGTAGCTACCGCCCTGCGCGTCCAGGTTCAGGAAGTTCGCCAGAACACCCTTCATGATCGCGCGGTCCTGGTAGTCGACGAACTCGCGCAGGTTCGGCAGGTTGCCCTGCACGCCCAGCAGCTGCATGCTCGACCCGTACGGCCCAGCCGCGCCCGAGGTCGCACCGACCTGCCAGGCCGTGGCCATCGCCAGGCCGCGGGTCAGGTCTTGCTCGGTCTCGCCGGCGGTGTAGTACGGCTGGCCGATGCCGTTGCGGGTCACGGTCTGCAGCCAGATCTTTAGGCCCGGGTCCTTGAGCAACACGTTCTTGTAGGCGGCCCGCAGCAGGCTCGTGCCGGTCCAGCTGCCAGGCTCGCGCTCGTAGACGTATGCCACAAGTCGCTCGACTGGGATAGGCACCGGCTTGGTGTCACCGGGACCGGGGTGCTGCTCGATCCCTTCCAGCCCGCCGTCACGGGCGACGCTGATCTTGGACAGCGTCCACGGCGGACGGGCGCCAAGCTTGCGCAGGTGCCACAGGCCGTCGCCGCTGACGGACGGGTCGTAGTAGAGCGGCTCGAAGAACATGTGCCCGTACTTGAGCATCAGCAGGGCATCTCGGAGGTGGTCGTGCCAAGAGAACCTGCCGCGGGTCCGCAACCGAGGGACGTCGGGCGTCCCGCCGTCGGCACCCCGCACCGGAAGCCCGAAGTCTCTGGCAATGTGCTGTGCGACCACAGGTCGGGAGTCGGCCTGGTCGATGAACCACCGCGTTCGCATGACCGGTGAGGTGACGGCCCGCAGCGAGGAGGACACCTGCGTGTCGGAGGTGCCGATGCGTCGGTACACCGGCACCGATAGCGGCCATCGGAGCTCCGGGACCTCCTCGATGTCCAGCGAGGACCACCACGTCGACGGGCCCTGCCGGGCGTAGCCGACCTCAACGACCGGGGCGGTAGGCGTGGTCACGTCCGGTCACCCTCCGATCGTCAGAACTGCGTGAGGACGTGCTGGACCTCACCGACCAGCGATGATGGTGCGGCAGGTATGGACTCAGGTCCGAGGACCCGGGTCGGGCGGGACAGCAGGCCGGACAGCGCACGGACGACAGCGGCGACCGGGCCCACCGTGGCCGCGTCCTTGAGTTGGAATGCCCGCTCACCGGACGAACCCGTCGAGCGCCAGCGCGCCGAGGCAACGCTCTCATTGAGCGGATCCTGGTTGCCGTGATGAACCGTTCCCTCACGGATCCGGTCGTCGAGGTACCCACAGGCCATCGCGAACTCCGGGCCGGTCAGCACCTGCGACGGCACACCCGCCGTCCGTAGGTCCAGCTCCAGTCCGACCGCCGGGCCACCGAGCACCACCCGGCCGCCCCATCGCGCATGGAGCTCCGCGAGACGGGCGACGGCCGCGACGGGTGACAGCCCGACGTCGACCCGTTCGTCCTGCGACAGCATCACCTGCACCACCCGGTCAGGCCGACGCCAAGCGCACCCGATCGACACGGCCCGGTCCTCGTTTTGATCGACGCCGAACACCGGACGTCCCGGCGTTGCAGATGGATCGGCCAGCGTCAACCATCGACTGACGTCAAGATCCGACGTCGGTTCCAGCGTCTCGACCCACTGGCACAGGACCTCGGTACGGAAGATCGGCTCAGGGTCCAACCGGGCCGCCGAAGCGATCGTCCGGGCACTGATCTTGTGACCGAGGGAGGGATTCGCTGCCGCCCACCCTGCGCGATCGTTGATGTCGCAGCCCGGCGGGGCCGACCACTCGAAGATGCCAAGCGAGTCGTCCTCGTCATCGAGCCCGAAGTCTTCCGGGTCGACCTCGTCGACCGACTGTTCCAGCTCGTCAGTGTTGATGCCGTCTGGGTCGTCGAGCGCCGCGTGAGCCATCTTGCGCAAGTAGGCCAACACCACAGACTTGCCGTCGCCTGCGTTCGACAACGCCCACACCATCGCGTCGTCCCGCGCCATCGTCGTCTTGGTGATCGCGCCCCATGCGTCCCACGTCTGATGCTCGCGGAGCTCGTCGAGAAGGACCAGGTCGCCGGACAGGCCACGCCCCGACCGCCTGCTTGCCGCCTTCGCCTTGTACCGAGCGCCCGTCGTCAGGTCCAGCGACTTCTTGCCGTTGACAAGCACGGTCCGTAGGTACAACTCGTGCAGCTCGGGACGGACCGGGTGGCCGTCCTCCGTCATCTCCGTGACCAAGTCGACCGCGCCTTGCCACACCTCGTCCGCGGTGTCTAGATCCTGCGCCGTACCGAGCACCAACTGGTAGCCGTACACGTACATGAACCACAAGGCCAGCACCTGGCTCAGTGTGCTCTTGCCGTTTTGCCGAGCGACCAAGACCACGACATTGCGGAAGCGGAAGCCACTGCCGGCCCGCAACTCCAGGGCGTGAACCAAGAGCCAGCGTTGCCACGGGAACAGCGTGATCCGTAGCACGTCCTCAGCGAACTCGATCACCGAGAACCCGAGCGACGTCTTCGGCGTGAGGGGTCGAAGTGGTGGCGTGAAGACTCGAGGGGTCTCGCTACCCAGCCTTACCGCGGGCGGCCCTGGCCTGACCTTGGAGGAGCGCGAGCTTGCCAACCGGAGCCTCCGGCTTCTTGTCTCCCAGACGGACCCGGCCGGCAGGGGTCAGGCCGAGCGACTCGCAGAACTTGAGATACGTCGGGATAGACACGTTGTCCTGCGACGGCGGACGGCCTCCACGCTCGGCGGCGTCATCGGCCAACGCGTCGAAGTAGTTGTCCATCATGTCGATTTTCAGCGCCAGTGCCCGAAGCGTCTCAACGGCACCGGCATCCATGTCCGTCAGGTGCGCGGCGGCGCCGATGGCCTTCTCCGTCGCGTCGATGAGCTCGCCCATCCCGGGGTCCTCCTTACGCGCGCGCAACCCCGGTCAGAACCCGGGAGGGGGATTGTGGAAGATGCGCGGGTCGGGGCTTTGGACGATGCTGACTTTTTCGGGCGCCTATGCCTCGATCCGCGGAACGCGACTCCCGAGCAGGGCCACAGTGTCGCGCGCTGACCACAGCCCATCCGCCACGAGAGGTGTCGCGGCGGCCCTGCGCAGCACGTGTGGTGTTGCACCATCCGCACGACGGGACGAGGTTCTCGCACCGGTTGTCCAGGCGGTCGCTGTTGAGGTGATCGACCTGCAGGTAGTCCGGTGCGGGCACGAGCGACCAGCGGACCATCTCGCCACACCAGCGACAGGGATGCTCTCCGTCGCCTATCGCATCGAACAGCACCATGCGGTGCTCGTAGACCCGACCGCTCGCACCCGCCAGAGGGTGGCACGGCGCGTAGTGGCTCCGGTACCCGGAGCCACGCCTGACCTTGGCTGGAACCTGCGACGAGTGCGCGGAGACGCTTCCGTGCCGGTACTGGCGGTGGTAGTGCATCGTGCACAAGGCGGACCCAGGCGTGCGTGGCGCCTTCTCGCAGCTCTCGACCGTGCAGGTACGTTCCGTCATGCCGTTCACCTCTTGCCAGGTGGTGGCGGTAGGCCCTCAGGAGTTCGAGCTCCTGGGGGCCACTTACGTTGATCTTACCCGTCACAGCCGCACGCGGGTCGACACCCCACGTGGTGTCGCAGTCCCGTTCCGTACGCGAGCGCCCTTCCGGGCAGCAGCGCGAAGATTACAGTCCACACACTCACCACCACGGATGATCCGCCGGTCGTAGTCGTCATGCCCGACATGCCAGAGCCTTCGCCCTGTCCTGTCCTTGCCTGGGAGTAGTGGTCGTTGGCAGGTCGGACGCCAGCACACGGCGGTGCCGGCTGCCACTTGCCTCAGGATGGCTGCGGCTGCGGCGTGGTGTTCGGCGCGCGCATAGTCCTTGCGGCGTGCCACCTCGGCGGGTGTCACGCGCTTGCGGTGCCATCCTGACGGCTTGCTCATGCCGGACTGTTGGACGCCGGCTCGCGGTAGGTGAGGCAGCCGACGAGCAGGCCGAGTAGGGCTCCGACTGCGACCGCGAGGCAGGTGCTGTGCCCGATGGTGCGGACCAGGCGCCAGGTCGGCTCGCAGTCCCGGCAGGTCATGGCTCGGTCGGCTCAGCCTCAGCCGCGGCGTCGCGCATCACGGCGGCGAACAGCACTTGCGCGCGGACGCACAGGTCGGACGTGACGTCGCCGCCGGGGTAGCCGTGGTCGTCGGTGTCGAGGGTGACGTGCACACCTTCGTCCACGCCGATGCTGACGATCATCGCGGCTCCCGTCCCGGGCATGACGAAGGCCCCGTCTGCCTGAGGGCATGGGGGCCGTACCCCAATCTTGCAACGCATCGGACAGACCGTCAACTACGGGGAGTCACCCGGTGTGTCGGAGAGAACAAGACGGGCACGGCTTCGTTGATCGCCCTACCGAACTCTGCGACCAGTTGGCGCAACGGCTCAAGCGAGGACGGCAACACCAACGGCTGGACCGGCGGTACCGGCCGGCTGTCCCATTGCGCCCGGTCGATCTGTCGGCGCATCTTCTCGACGTTCACGACGCCCTCGCTTCCCGCTGCCGCTCGGTGTCAGCTTCGCGCCGTGTCGCACGAAGGGCGAGCCGGTAGCGCATTGTCTGCTCGGCCTGCCTGTAGTCGGCGGGGCTGAGCGGCCCGACACTGCCTGGCAGCCACCATGGCAGGTGCCGGGCATGCACGTCGAGGGTGTGCAGCAGCAGCACTCCTCTGCGACGAAGGGTGCGGACAGCCCCGCGCAGATACCAGGCTGTGACGGTGTTGACGCTCCGGTCCAGGTCGTGCGCGAGACGAGCGACCGTCGCCCACTGCTCCCCGTCGATCGTCACCAGGCTCGCGTCCTGGGCGTGCTGGGCCAGCGCCAGCGCATACGCCCGGTCGGTGTAGCGGCGGCGGCAGACCTGGCAGGTCCACTCGCAGTCCTCAAGCCCGTTGTCGTCGATCTCGTGGATGAGATCCCCGCCGCAGTCGAAGCACGGAACGCCGGCGCGGGTCGGGGCCCGGTGGCGAGCGGTGACGGTCTCCATCCGTGCGTGCAGCTTGCGGATGTCAGCGGCGTAGGTGTCGTAGCCGAGGTGGTGCTGCGCGGCCCACCGGCCGTGCGCCCGCAGGTAGTCCAGTGCGACGGCGACGACTGTGGCGGGGCTGCGCTGTCGACCGTCGCGGGGCGGCGGGCCGAAGGTCAGCGGGTCGCCGCGTTCCTCGCTCCAGTCCATCGCCCACCAGCCGAGATCGAAGGCGACACTGCCGGGGTCGTTATCCTTTGACGTCTCGCCGGTCTCGTCCAACCCTTCGCTTCCGGCTGCGAGTAGGACTTGCGCGTCACCGCCAGGCAGGTCTCCTTCCGGGTGCCGCTCGAGGTGATCGGGCAGCTCGGACCACATGTCGGCGATGTCATCCATCCAGGTCCGGGTCGCGGCGATGCAGGTGGGACAGGTCTGCCGTTCCCCCTCCACGAGGCACTGGCCGCACACGACGCAACGGACGTGTGGGCGTCGGTCGTGCCGGGGCCGACTCACCGTGGCACCCGAAGCCCGCGGAACGGGCGGACCGTCTCGCTGCCATCAGCGCGCCGGATCAGGACGTTGCGCGGGCCCCGGCCTCGCCACCCGCGCAGAACCGTGGCCAGCTGGCCACGCTCGAGGTAGGAGCGACCCGCGCAGGCACCGAGGTCCGTGCTCACCGTCGCCACCCTTGCCACAGGTCGGCGAGCAGGAGCGCCCCGCCGATCAGGCCGAGGGCGCAGCCGAGGGCGGCACGACGGTCGCGGGTGGTCATGTCGAGACCCGGTCTGCGGTCGCGAAGCGGCGCCCACGGACAACGGCCCAGCGCCGAGCGAGCCACTCGTCAGGGTCGGCGATTCCCAGTGCTTCGGCTGCGCCCATCGCTGAGATGACGACATCCGCCCACTCGTCCCACGACTCGGCCAGGCGGTCCCGGCCATCGCGGCGGTCCAGTTCGGCTGCCTTGATGTGCGCGCCGATCATCTCGCCGGTCTCCTCGGCGACCTTCGCGACCCGGACCATGCTCGGCTTGCCCGGCAGTTCGCGGGCGTGCCACTCCGAGACCGACGCGGCGAGGGCGTTGAGCGTCCACTGGCCCTGGTCGAAAGCCCGAGCGAAGGCACCGTCCATCACGCACCGCCTTCGAGCAGGCGCAGCTCGTCGCTCATCTGCCGGTGCGCCTCGCCCCACCCGGCGAGCTCACGCGGCTCGGGCTCGACGGTGACGGGCCGTGGGTGCTTGTCGCGCCAGTCGCGCCACAGCAGCAGGCCGGTCCAGGTGGCGGTGAGGGCGAGGGCGATCAGCTCGGCGAGGGAGCGGGTGCGGTTCACGAGCGGGTCTCCTGGGGCTCGGCAGTGGTGGTTTGGGCGGCGAGGTCTCGGGCGCGCTGACGGGTGGCGAGTGCCGCCCGTGCCTCGGCGGCCCGGGCCGGGACGTCGGCCGTCGGCTGAGGCACGGGCGTCTCGCCGGTCCGCTCGAGCCGATCGCTGCGGCACCGGCCGCAGGCGGCGCCGGCCCGCTGCCCGGGGTGCAGCTCGCAGCGATCGGGTGCATGGAGCGCCGCAGGGCCTGTCGAAGTCGAAGTGGACCCGGCCGCGGCGGGCAGCACGAGAGTCCGGCGGCAGTCGTGACAGTGGAGGCGTCGGGCGTCGAGCAGGACGCTGCGGTGGCGGGTCCCGGTGGGTTCGTCGACGTGCTGGGCGAGGACGTCGGTGGTCATGAGGCGCCCTGCCGGGTCGCGACGCGCGGTACGTCTACTTCAACTTCGAGATCATCTTCACCATGAGTACTTCGAGGGGAGTGGGCGTGGTGCCGAAGGCACCCGCCCCTCCCCTTCGGGTCGGGTCGGGGGGACCGTGACTGCTCCCGAACTTCGCCGTGACTCACGGTGTGACGTGTGCGTGACTCACGGTGTGACGTCGTGCGTATGTCACGCGTTACGTCACGCGTGACATTGGTGTGACTCACGCCGAACTACCCCGCTTACGGGCGGCTGCCTCACGAGCCCGACGTTGCCGCTCGGCGGCCTCGGCCCGCTCCTTCGCGACCTTCTCGGCAGACGGGTTGTAGTCGAGGTAGTCGTGCATCACGTGCCCGCTGCCGTTGCGCATCCACAGCCCTGACGTGACTAGGTCCGCCACTACCTTGGGGCTGATCGCCAACTCGTCGAGGACGGCGTCAGGGACCCTTCCGTCCTGACCGTTGCCAGCGACCCACGCACCCGCGAGGGTCCATGCCCCGACCGCTGCAAGCCGACGCGGCCCTCTCGGGATGGCTAGCACCTTGCGGTGCGTCGGGAAGCCGTCATCGACCTTGAGCCATGTCATCGGGCGGTGCCCTCCTTGGTCTCGTAGAGCGCGTGCTGCTGCGCGAGGGCGGGTGTCTGGCCGTCGTCGTAGGTCGCCCATCGCTGCCAGTGGCGGCCGGCGCTGTACCGCCCTTCGGTGGTCATGCGCCACCTGCCGTGCCGTCGTGGACGGGGCAGTCCTGGCGTCTGTAGACGCCGGTGCCGTACTCCTGTCGCAGGGCCAGCCAGTCTCTGAACGCAGGGTCGTCATCGATCGGCGGCTCGGGCGGCAATGGTGGCTTCGGCTTGCCGCACCGGCAGTGGGGGTGCGCGAGGGTCGCGACACGGGTGCCGCCGAGCGCGAGGGCTGCTGCCAGGCTGGCGTCGGTCGGTGGGGTCTTCACGCGGCCTCCGGCGTTGTGGCGCCGACGAACTGGTCAATGAGGTCAGCTAGCCGGTCCCGGGCCACGCGGATCGGCTCCCCGCAGTAGTCGCAGACGCCCTGTCCGATGCATCCGCCGAGCGGGACGCAGTGGGGCTTCTCGACCGCGCCAAGGACGGTGCTCATGCCGCCACCTCGGCCCACATCACGGGGCCAACGCCGAGCAGCGCGTACGCCGTCGCGGCCTGCAAGGTGATGACGCCGTTGCCGCACATCTTCACGGCCTGCTGGTAGGTGATCCCGGGGACGTCGCAGACCCACCCGGCGGGCATCCCCATGAGCCATGCGTCGAAGTGGCGGGAGAGCCGTCGTCCGCCTCGCGCGCCGCTCTCGGTCGGGTCGGGCGCGGGCCTGCCGAGGACGTGCTCCCAACGGGCGATGGCGGGGGCGTAGGGACCCCATGTGTCGGCGTGCCGGACGGCCTCGATGTTCAGGCTCGGCCCGTGCCCGTTGCCGTTGCGGCCGAGCGCCTTCTGTGCGGCCGTCCACTCGTCCCACGCCTCGACGGTCTTGCCCGCGCCCATGTCGTTGACGGCGGGCGTCGGCAGGAGCCGAGTAGCGGGGGCGACGGTGTTGCGCGCCGCCCCCGCCTCAGGAGTGGCAACTCCCGGCTCGGTGAGGCGCCCGTCGAACACGAGGTCGCCGAGGGTGTCGCCCGCGTGGTGCTGCGAGCCCTCCCGCCGGCCGCTGCTGCTGTTGCGGGCACCGTTGGCGTCGGTGGCGGCTGGCGTCGGCAGGAGCTGATGCACCGCGCTCGGCAGCATGAGGTCGCCGCTGCTGCCCCGCTGGTTCGGTCCGCCCTTCGTCCCGTCCGTGGCGCGCGGGGTCGGCAGGAGAGCCCCGGTCAGGCAGGTGTCGTCACCGCGCTGGTTGGCTCCCTTGTGATCCCTACTCGTCGGCGTCGGCAGGAGACTGACGGCGGTCCGCAGGTCGAGCCCACCGTCGCCGTGCTCCCCGGCCCCGTTCGTGTCGGTCGTGCGGGGCGTCGGCAAAAGTGAGCCGGACTGCCAGGACGGCGGCAGCTGGTCCCACGACTCGAACTCTCGCGGCAGGTCGCCCCGTGCGATCTCGACGCACTGCTCAAGGCTCGGTCCGCTCATGCTGTCGGCGCGGGTCGCGGCGCTACGGCTGGTACGTGCGGAGGCGCTGCGAGGCGTCGCCATGAGCCGATTGACGCCCACGACCTCAGCAGCCTCGCCGTCCCATCGCTGCCCATGGACCATGACGCCGGCCGTCCCGGGAGCCTCGGCCTTCACGGAGCCGAACAGCCCGATCGACCCGGCCCACCCGCCGTCCTCGGCCCACGCGGTCGGCAGCCCGCCCGGCGCAGGCCAGCCGCCCGCCTCCCGTGCCCTCGCGGCGATCCACAGCCGCTGGCGGCGGTGAGGTGCGCCGACGTCGGACGCGGCCAGGACGGTCCAGCGCACGTCGTAGCCGATCCGGTCAAGCTCGGCGAGCACGACGTCGAAGCCGAGCGTCAGGTGGTTGCGGACGTTCTCAAGCAGGGCGAGTGGCGGCCTCATCCGCGCCATGCCCTCGGCGATCCAGGGGAACAGGTGCCGCGGGTCGTCCGTGCCGAGCCGCTTGCCCGCGCCGCTGAACGGCTGACAGGGGTAGCCGCCGGTGAGGACGTCAACGGGACTGTCTGCCCACTCGAGCGCCTTGAGGTCCCCGTAGTTCGGGACGCCGGGGAAGCGGTGGGCGAGCACCTTCGAGGGGCCGGGTTCGTTCTCGCAGTGCCAGACGGTCCGGCCGCCCGTGACCTGCTCAGCGGCCAAATCGAGGGCTCCGGTGCCGGAGCAGAGTGAGCCGATGGTGCTCATGCGGCCCTCCGCTCAAGCCGGGCAGCGCGCTCACCGTCACGGCGGTCGCGGGCGGCGTACTCCTGCTGCCGGAGCGTCTCGACAGCGGCGGCCTGGGCGGCGTACTGCGGGCAAGAACCACAGAGGCAGCGCGAAAGGCAGTAGCCGCCAGGCGTTTCAGGTGACCGGGGGCCGCCGGGCACGCCCTGGTAGGCGCTCACGACGCGACCTGCCGTCGGTCGTCCCCACTGGCCTGCTCAGGGGTGCCACATGTGTCGCAGTCGGCGTGGTGGTAGCACCACTCTCCGCACCAGGTGCAGCGACGAAGTCGGCTGTCCTGCACGGCCATCAGCGCGCGGCGGACGGGGCCGAAGAACTCGCTCATCGGGCCGCCTCCGGCGCGTAGATGTCGAGCAGGCCGGCGGCGTCAGGGCAGGGCCAGTCAGCGTCGGGGTGGCCGTCGCGGTCGCGCGGGTGGTCACCGATGCAGTAGTAGGCGCGCCAGTTGCCAGGGGGACCCCACTGCCCATGCTGCCGCAGGGTCGCTTCGGCGGCGTCGAGGACGGCCAGGACGTGCGCCGGGTCGTTCGCGGCGATGAACTGGGAGTCGCCTGCCTGCGTCGTCCGCGATGTTGGTCTGCCATGTGTTCCAGGACCGCAGTGCTGCCGTTGCGGCCAGCGCCCGCCGCCGCGCGATCTCGGCGAGCGCCTGCTCGACCGTGGCGAGGGCGTCATGAGCCGCGTCGGCCACTCGACGCTGCCGAGCACCCGGCGGTGGCTCTCGGGTACGACGTGCGCTCCGGTGAGGTGGTCGAGCCCGAGGGCGGCCAACCAAAGCGCGTCACACTGGTTGTCATCCCCGCCGGTCTGGACGTCGGGGTAGCGGCGGGTCGTGGCCTCGACCATCGGGCCCTTGCCGAGGCCAGGGTGTGCGCCCTTGCCGGTCGCGTAGGTGCGGATGACAGAGGTGCGGGCCTCGACCCAGGTACGCCCGTCGAGCCGGAGCCGCTCAAGGACCATCCAATGCAGCCCGGCGCGCTCGTGGTAGCCGGCGTTCTTGCCCATGTGGTAGTTCGGGGCTTCGATGACGACGAGATCGGCGGTGCGGCAGTGCTCTCGGACCTCACTCGCGATCTGACGGAGCCGGACGACGCCGGTGCCGCGGCCGCAGATGGTGTCGGTGACGATCTGGCCGTCGCGGGCGTGAGCTACGCCCGTCTTGGTGAGGGATAGATCAAGGCCCACGACCAGGGGGGCCACAGGTGCAGGTCGCCCAGCCAGCGCAGAGTCGCCGGCCATCGGGGGCGCCTTCGTCGCGTCGCGCGGCGTGAACACCTGCGGCCCCGGTCCGGTGGCCGTCATCGGTCGGCGCCTGGGAGGACGGGGACGTACGTCCAGCTGTAGTAGTCGTACTCCCACTGGGACTCGATCAGAGCGTTGCGCAGCTCGGTCGGCTCGCCGTCATAGAGGGCCGCGGCACCGGCGTCGCCCAGGGTCAGGAACAGGACCACCTGGCACTCGCCACCGTCGTGCATGGGGTGCTGGACGTGCTTGCTCTCGCCCTCGTCCTCGTCCTCCCCGCCACCGCCGCAGGGCCAGACCTCGGAGCCGCAGTCCGCGGCGCAGACCAGGCGGCACTTGCCGCCCGGCTCGGCCTCGCAGGAGAACACGCCCTTGACGCTCTCCTGCTCCAGCAGCCAGGTGATCCGATGCGGTGGCATCGGCAGGGCGCACGCGACTTCGCTGGGTACGTTCTTCGACACCGGCACGGTCATCGGTCGGCCTCGTCCCCGAGATCGCCCGTACGTCCGGCGAACACGGCGACGCCGAGCGCGGTCAGCGTCCACGCGGCGGCGGCCGCTGCGACGTGCCACGGGTGCTCGGCGAGCCACGCGAACAGATCGGTGGTCATGACGCTCTCCGTTGGATCGTGAGGCCGCGACGGACTGCCTCGGCAGGATGGGCGTGCTTCGCCACATGGCAAGCACGGCAGGATGTTTGGCAGTTGGCCGGGTCGAGAATGCTGCCGCCGATTCCACGACCCATGCGCTCGTCGACCTCGACGGCCAGGACGGTGCAGCGGGCGTCCCAGCGGACCTCACAGACCGGGTGGGCGGCCAGCAGCTCGGCGACGAGGACGCGGCGCTGGATGTACATCCGGGCCATCCGGGGGGAGCGGACGCGGAGGGAGACACCGGAGCGGGGCATCGGCGTCTTGCGGACGAGCGGGGCGCGCTTCATGCGGCACCACTGCGGGTGGACGAGGGCCACGGCTCCTGCGAGCAGGTGAGCCAACCATCCTTGTGTGCGTACAGACCGCCGTCCTGCTTGACCTTCACGGCCTTCCAGCAGCGCGGACAGTCCTTGTGCGTGACCGGATCGCCGCCCCACTGCGGCTCGTGGTCGCAGCCGTGCGTCAGGTCACCGGCCTGCCCGTTGCGGAGCGCCTGGAACTCCTCCATCGGCATCGTCTCCCAGCGGGAAACGCCGTGCCGCTCGGTCTCCTTCACGAACCGGGCGGCCTCGCGAGTCTGCTCGGCAAAGTCGGCGTACTCCACCTGCACGGCTGACCAGCAATCGCAGGACTGGAAGGCGACCAACGCGCGGCCGGTCGCGTCCCGCGTCATGTCGCACCGCCCAGCGCGGTGAACCGCCGCAAGTTGCCGTGCGCCAGGGTGTCCTCAAGGCGGCTCCGGTCGCCTCCCTCGGGCAGGGGGATCGTCATGGCCGCTCCTCGGCCGGGTCGTAGTTGTCGCGGATGCAGCGCGCGCAGTGGCAGTCGGTGGGGTGCTCGTCCTGAGCCCGGCGCAGGGCGTGCAGGCGGGCGCTGCGCATCTCGTCCCGGTCGTAGTCGATGACGCTGGTCATGCGTCGAACCAGTCGGCGTCCTGGACGGTCGCGGCGGCCAGGGCGAGCGTGGCGTGAACTTGAGCCATCGCGGACAGCGTGTCGGCGCTCATGATCGAGTAGTCGGCAGCCTCCTGGTTGTTGGCTGCCGCGCACTCGCTGGCCTGCCGGATCATGCCGTTGGCACCGGTTAGCAGGTGCTCGGCCTTGGCGTAGTGCTCCGCCCCAGTGCTCATGCCGCTCTCCTCTCGCGCTGCTGCCCGATGGCGCAGACCCGGCAGTCGACCTTTGCCCAAAACGACTCTGCGCCGGTCATGAGTCAGCAGGCTTCGCGGTGTCAAGCCAGTCGGGCTCGCTTGGGTCCTCGACAGGAGGTTCGGTGTCGACGCCGGTGCAGGCTTGTCGGCGAGAGGCTGCACGACGTAGGCCACTCGCTTGCCGCGAGTGACCGTCAGGGCCAACGTCATCGGCTTGGCCATGTCACTCATGTGTGAGACGCGGATGCCGCCCACGTCCTGGCCGCCGAAGCGAACGGTCGGATCGCGGTAAAGGGTCATCCGACGGCCGGCGTAGGCAGCGGCGTCAGCCCCCCACGCACCGACCATGATCCGGCGGACCGTCTTGCTGGGCTTGAACGGTCGGCCGGGGAACTCGACGAGGTGTACGTCGATCGGCTGCTCAGCCGAGCCTCGGCGGACCTCAGCGATGGTGAAGGTGCGAGGGCCAGTGAGCAGATCCTCGGCGTTCAGCTGGTCGCTCTTGGGCGCGATGCTTTCGGTCATGTCCAGCACGTCAGATCACCATCTGCCGCCGGGACTTGACCTCGACTAGCCCGTCCTGGCCGACGAGTCCGTCGGGTGAGTAGCCGATCTGGAAGCCGAAGTCGTCGCGCACCATGAACCCGGTGGTTGTGACGGGTGCGTAGTGCTCGCTGTAGACCTCGACCGCTCGGGGCTCGTCCTCGATGCCGCGGAGCATGTCGTCATTCATGTATGACGGCTCCGTGTACCCGGTGATCCGCTCGGCCACCAGAACGGCGGTCAGGCCACGTGACTCGTCGTTTGCAGCGGGAGTGAGTGTCTTGCCGGTGACGAGTTTGCCGACGACAGACGCGGTGACCAGGCCGCGCCGCTGGGCGTGCCATTCGTCACTGCCCTGGATCAGGTCCGGCAGTTCAATGAGGCTCATGGCCGCGCCTCGAAGCTGCCGCCGAGCATCCTGATGGGCGTCCAGCGCTCGCGGGACCACTGCGTGCGGACGTCGACTTCCACGCCCCACGGCTCGTGGCGGACGAGGATCTCGACGGGGCCTAGGTTCTCGGGGACGCGGACGATGACGGGCGGGGCGATCGCGGTCTCGCTGGTGAGGACGTGGGCGGCGGTCACGGCGACACCTCGGCAGGTGTGAGCGGTAGACCGTCGATGTCGACCTCGTGCAGCACGACACACTCTCGTGCCTTGATCTTCGCCGTCCCGCCGCCAGTGATCCCGACCGCCACGTGGAGGGGGATAGAGCAGGCGAGGTAGCGGCTCGCCTCACGGTGGTAGTCGCGGGCGTGTCGAGGTGTCGGCCCGAAGTGCAGGCCGTTCCCGCAGGCGTCGGTGGCTCGCCAGTCCGGCGCGGTGACGGTCTGCCCGATCGGGTAGGCAGTGCGCCATTCGGAAAACAGGTCGCGGGTGACCGCCTTGTAAACGATCGCCCGGTCTTCGGTGACCTCGCAACCCTGCATGTCGGTCCAGATGTGCGGGTCGGACTGGTCGAGCGACGCGATGTCGATGACGACACCGCCCTCCACGTGAGCGGATACAGAGTGCAGATGGATCGCGACCATCGGTCGGGCCACGACGTGCGCGGAGTCCCGGGCCACGACGTGCGCGGAGTCCCAGGCCTCGACGTGCGCGGAGCCCCAGGCCACGACGTGCGCGGAGTCCCGGGCCACGACGTGCGCGGAGTCCCAGGCCACGACGTGCGCGGAGTCCCGGGCCTCGACGTGCGCGGAGCCCCGGGCCTCGACGTGCGCGGAGCCCCAGGCCACGACGTGCGCGGAGTCCCAGGCCTCGACGTGCGCGGAGCCCCAGGCCACGACGTGCGCGGAGCCCCAGGCCACGACGTGCGCGGAGTCCCGGGCCACGACGTGCGCGGAGTCCCAGGCCTCGACGTGCGCGGAGCCCCTGGCCTCGACGTGCGCGGAGTCCCGGGCCTCGACGTGCGCGGAGTCCCAGGCCACGACGTGCGCGGAGTCCCGGGCCTCGAC